GCTTCATTTATTCTTATGATGTTTAATTCGTTCATAATGTTTCCTTTTGTTTAGTTAAGTAATGAAAGAAAGTAAATACTATTTTTTTAAATGTCAAATAAATTTATTTATTTAATTGTTTAGTATGATTTTAACCTGAATCATACTAGGCAATTCTTATATATATAGAGTAATAAAATATTTTACTGATTGGACTTTAATCCTTATGCGAAATTATCCCATATAAAGCAAGTAAAAAAGGTAAAAAACTTTAAAATAAAATTGGACTCTTTTAGCTTAAAGCAAGTTAAAAAATCATTAATTTTTGTTTAAGTAGTAATGGAGTATAGGTCTTTTTACTACTCAATAGGGTAGGGTGGATGAGCGTTTTGAGCGATTGAATAGTACGCATTCCCCATAAAATAAATAAAAACAAAGTCCTACAGTCCGTTCCGTAAAAAAGTTCAAAAGAAAGTCCATAAAGCCTTGTATAAAAGTCCAAAGTTCCGTATAATATACCATAATGAGTGTTAATATACCATCAAAGATCAAGCCAGCTATGGTTATTGCCATAGACCTTCTTGTTAATGACCCAGAGGCTAAAATAACAGATGTTGCAGAGAAAGCAGGGGTTACAAGAGCTACTGTGCATAATTGGTTAAAAGACCCTGAGTTTGTAGAGGTGTTCTATCAGAAGTATATGGTTGTATTTGGTTCTAGGTTGCCAACTGTGCTTAATAGTATGGTTCGTGAGGCTGAGGCTGGGAATGTGCAGGCTGGTAGGTTAGTTTTAGAACACTCAGGTAAACTTATTAAACGAGTTGAGGTAAACAACCATCAGAGTCCTTTTGAAAAGTTCCTTAGCTCCCAAGCATCAGATATGGAAGAGGTTGAGGTTTTAGAGGCTGACTATGAAGATGTAGAGGCTTTACCTCAGCGACCTGTGGTTCCAGAGAAACCACCCACCAAGAAAGAGCTATCTACTCAACAAAAGAAAGCAGATAAGAAGAATGAAAAACGTAGAGAGGCTAGACGTTGGAGGAAGAGAGCGAAAGCCGTAGGTATTGGTAAGCCAAAAATGGGTAGACAAACCCCAGCACAAAGAAAGGCTTGGCAGGAACAAATAATAAAAAGAGAAAAAGCACTCAATATTGCTTCTTAAAGGTCTTAACGTCATAAGACTTACATTCAGGACATTCCTGATCCTTATCAACTTCAACAGCTAATACTTCCCATATCCATTGACAGGTCATACATATACAGTTTATGAGCTTAAACTTCTTCAATTTATGCTTTTCCCCATTGTTCTAGCTCTGCTGAATATTTTACCAACTCTTCCCATAGTTCTTGATTAAAAGGCATATCAAAGTTTAACATTGAAGTATCCATGGAGTTTTTAGCTAAAAAACCCAACAAATCATTGTTCATTAGGGATAGCTCCTGCAATCTTTCTAGTTTTTTGTTTAATGCCTCTATTGAGGACTCCTGAGCAGATAAACATTCAAGCAATAAGCGTAATAAATGATCTTCTATTCTATTCATGCCCTAATATAGCTTGGGTATGCTCTTTAATACAATGTTTATTATTTTTTTAAAGCTTTATTTACGTCTTGAATAAACTTTTTATCTATTTTTTTCTTGTTTTCTTCAGTAGTGCCTATAAAGTTTCTTACATTAGTTCCTGAAACTGTTGGAAAGTCACCCTGATTGTGACCATAGCCGTACTTCTTTATAGTAAGAGTGCCTTTGCCACTTTTTAAGCTATTGTACATTTCTCCAGTATTAAAAAGAGCTTGCTCACCTGCACGATAAGAGGTTTTACCTAGCTTTAACCTTTTCCCATCCGTTCCAACACCTTTATCTATATTGTTTCGTGTACCTTTTACTGTATCTTTTGCATATCCACTTAGATAGTCATCAATTAGTTTAGGCATCTGTTTTGCAAGTTTATTAAAACTAAAAGTAGTTAATACCTTAATTTTCATTCGCTTGCTTTGGATTTTCTATATCATTTACAGATTTGTTTTCATCAATAATAACTTGTGCTTGGTCAACTGTGAGGTCTTTATTATCACGAACCATTATTTTTGCCCTAGTAGTTAGGTTGTTTTGAATATCAAACTGATCTTTTAATATCTGATCCTGTACTGTTTTAGGATAATCAATTTCTTCAAAGTCCACTCCAAACTGTTCTGGAAGTTCAATACCATTGTATCCTGCTATCACACGCTCAACATTGTAAAAATCCTGTTCATACATTCTCCAAAGAGCAATATCATCGTAGTAATCTTCTTTTCTCTCCATATCCTTAATCATTAGTGATATTCCACTAGGAACTTCACCACCAGACTCAGCAAACTGTATCCATAAGTGGTTATTGATAGCTACAAGCTCCATTTGAAACTTTATATTCTCTATGGCTTCCATAATATTGCCTGATGGACTTGTTATATTGTAAGCACCATCTTCACCCATGTCTAAGATTGTATTGGAGCCTGCTCTTAGCATACTTTGGTCTGCTCTGAGTCCTGTAACCCACGGCTGACCAAACATATTAAACCTCATACCTAAGTTCATTTCAGTAAGAGCTATATTTACCTGCTCATTGCAGTTTACAATATCAGAGGCACCTTCAACAAAAAAAGAGTCTATCTGATCTTCCCTGTGGGTAAAGACAAAAGGAATAATGCCGTAAGGGTTAGGTATTTCACTTAACATCTTACCTTCTTCATCCATTAGTCCATATTTTTCATTATCCCAGTACTCCCATTGCATATTATCTGTGTTGGATAGGTCTGCTGTGTTATTTAGCAATGGGTATACTATAGAACTAGGCACAAATGGGTCATCATCAAAGTAAACCTCAAAATAATAGATAGGTCTATAGTCAAAGTAGCCATCTTTCCAATGAACTCTGTTAGCAACAGTACCTAAGAGTCTAGTCATTCTTTCTGAGTGCTTCATACGAACATTTTTAGTTGGTATCAACTGCTCATAGCGTTCTGTAGCATCACCTACGTTTCTTTTTGCTCCTAAACTATAGATACGGCTTATCTTGTTGATAAATTTTCTTGTAAAGTTGGTTACACTTGGTGGTATCTCCCTAAAAGCATCTCCATTAAAGTAGTTGGTTATATATTGCTCTACTGAAACTCCAGAATAGTAGTCTAAATGTTTTCTTATCTCATTTCTCCTAGCATGGGAAATCATTAGCTTTGTTTCTAGTAACTTATCTTTTAATACTCTTTGAATCATCTTTGAATCCTCTTCATTTCGTTATTCCTCATAGGAAACCTATTAGTTATAAAATACCTAAAAGCATCATTTCCGTGGTCATGGGTACCATCTTTTAATGGCTCTTCTTTTATTGGCTTCCCATCTTCACTTTCAGGGTATCTGTATTCCTCAAAATCTTCTATTAATTCTGTACATTTTGTGTCTACATGAACTCTCCTTATTCCATCTGCACTTTCAAAAAAACCTCTTGCGTATGCTATACTAGCAACAAGATTTCTACTCATCCTATCTCTTGCTGATATAATTCTTATTCCACTACGTCTAAATATCTCCATATCTCCAGCACCACTCTGACCTTGAACATTACTACCAGCAGGGTCACCATAAAAAGACATGACAGGATAACCTTTGGTTTTAATCATCTTTATTAAATCTTCTGTTTTTATATTTTGTTTATGCAGTATGGAGTCAAATACACGAATATGCTCTAGTTCTCCATCCCAATATGTTTGTAAAAACAAAACTGCTGGCATACGATAGCCAAAATCAATAGAGCAGTATGTAGGCAAGTTAGGATCGTATGGAAAGTCTCCAGTATCTAAGTCTCTGTTAAAATCCCAAACCTTACCCTCAAACACAGAAAATTCTGCTCCGAACTCTTGTCCAAAAAGTTCTTTAGACATATTTCTTTTTCTTTCTATAATAGCAGGGTCATTTAATCCTAATGGAAACTCGTGTTCATTTACCCATGATGGAGATGTATGACTTTCCCACATTGGATCATCTGCTCCTAGTTTAAACAAATCATATATCCAGTTTCTACCCTCTGGTGTTGTTATGAATATAACTTTACCTTTCCTACCTGCAACTGTTGGAGATAAATACATATCCCAAATTTTCTTATTCATCTTGGCAACCTCATCAATTACCAAGAGGTCTAAACCTTCACCAACAAGACTTGATGGGTTATCTGCTGACATTCCTTCTACGATTGTACCCCATTTAAAACGAATGTACATATCTTTTTCTGATGCCTTGTCTACATCATCTGCATGACCAACAACCATACGTTGCCAAATTTCACGAAATATCAACCTAGCTTTTTTGTATGACATCCCTACCACCCAAATTCTTTTGTTTGGCTGAGATGCTACATAAGTAGCTTCCATTGCACTTGCCCAAGTCTTACCAAATCTCCTACCACATACCACCACTTGAAATCTAGCATCTTGTTTTTTAGGGTAATGCAAAGGCATTTGACCACTATGAGGTTTATATCCTAAGTAGTCAAACCATTTTTTCTTAAATTCGTAATTTTTTTCTTGCATTAGAATACTTAACTAACTTACATTATAGCATATCTTTAATGCAAGGATAATTCTTGCATAATTCATAACTCACTAAAGAGGTAAAAATGTCTGAAGAAAAGACCATCGAGCCAGATGTAAAACAGGAAAACGTCACACAAGGCGAAAACAATGTACCAATTTCAAGATTAAATGAAGTTATTTCAGAAAGAAATGAACTCCGTGAGATGCTTGAATCATTTAAAAGTAAAGAGGAAGAGGGTAAAAGAGCAAAACTTCAAGAAGAAGAAAAATGGCAAGAACTCAATGCAGAGCTTGTTAAACAACTTGAATCCTATAAACCCTATAAGGATAGATGGGATTCAATGGATAAAAAACTTCGTGAAGGTGCTTTAGCTCAACTTCCTGAATCAAAACGAGAAAAATTTTCTAATGTTGATACTGAAGTTCTTTTAAATATCGTTGAAGAGTTTACAGAAGCAGAAAAAGTAAACCCACCTGACACTAAAGGCACAATTCCTACCGATAGAATAGGAGATTGGACTGATATGTCAAATGAAGAAAGAAGAAGAAACTGGGGTACAATATTAGAGTCATACATGAAAAGGTAATATAAATGTCTAAACATTATCAAGGTTCAGCTAGTACAGTAGATGTAACAGATAGTACTGGAAGTGAACAATATTTTATTCCTCAGATTTGGTCTGATGGAATATATAAGTTTTTTGAACGTAAAACAGTATTCAGAGGATTAGTTGATGACTACTCAGCATTAGTGCAGGGTAAAGGCTATGGTGATATAGTTCATATTCCAGAAATGGCTCTTATTTCAGCTAGTGCAAAAGGTGCAGGTGCTGATGTAAGTTATGATGCTACTGCAACAACTGAAACTCAGCTAGCTCTTAATAAACATAAATATGTCGCTAAACTTTTTGAAGATGTGGCTTTAATTCAATCAGAAGCTGATTTAGTAGAAAAGTACGCTAGAATGATGGGTGAGGCTCTTGCTCGTCAGGTAGATGCTGATATATGGGCAGAGTTAGATGGTCTTAATCAGTCTCAAGCTTTATCTGCTGATGATACTTTAACAGCAGGTGTATTTGAATCTGCTCTAGCAACATTAGGTGAAAATGATGTACCTTACATGGATGGAGAGTGTGCAATGGTTGTTAATCCAACTTTATTTGCAGACATTCTCAATCCTTCTGCTGGTATTGCTCAGTATTTCATCAGAAATGATGCTGTTGGAGAAGGAAATCGTGGTTTAAGGTCTGGAATGGTTGGCTCACTTTATGGAATTGATGTTTATATGTCAAACACAGTTTCTACAGGTGGTACAGCTAGTACAATTCCGGGTGCTATATTCCATAAGTCAGCGTGTGCTTTTGCATCACAGCAGGAAGTTAGAGTTCAATCAGAGTATTCGATTGATGCTTTAGGAACTAAAGTAGTTTCTGACTTGCTTTATGGAGCAAAGTTGATTGATGATTCTGATAACATCAAAGGTGTAAAGTTTACTAACGTAAGCTAATCATAGTTGGGGGTGGGTTTATCCTGCCCCCAATCACTTGGAGATATTATGCAATATTGGAAAGAAAAAAAATCAGGTAAAGTAGAAAGAATTGAAGATACTGTTATCTTTGAGCATCCTGAAAAATTAGAAGAACTCAAAAAAGATTATGAGCGAATTAATGGAGAAGATGATCTTACTCCATACAAAGAATCAGTTGAGGAATCTTCAGAAGAAGAATAAATAAATAATCACAAGTCTCGTTCACGCTTGTGTCATAGCTTAGAGAGGGAGAAAAATGGCAGACCTACATAGACATTCAGTACAAGAAGCAGTAAACGCTACAGTTGGTGGTTCATGGACAGTATCCACAGCAGGAACAGCAGGAAGCTCAGCAGACGTAGCAAACACATCACACAAATTATTATCAAGTAATACATCAACGTTAGGTGTATATTCAGCAGTAGAGATATATTACAACTTTACTACATCTGAAACAAATGTAAATGCTAGTAACGATTTACTAATACCAGCTAATACACAATTTTTTATTACAATACCTAGAGGGTTAGGTAATACTGTATATTTCAACTTTAACTCTACTAGCACTAATACAGGTGCAGTAAGAATGGTGGAGATTTAATATGTTTGGAACTATGGGGCAAACCAATGTCAAAAATCTTGGCAATGGTGGAACAATGGATGGAGATGTCACTATCACAGGTGACTTAACTGTTTCAGGTGGCATATCATTAAGTTTAAATGAGGTACTGCAAGGTACTTCTACAATAGATATAACCGATACAGAAGCATTATTAGTTAGAAAAGATGGCGATGGTGGTGATGTATTTGTAGTAGATACAACAAATTCTAGGGTGGGTATTGGCGAAAGCTCTCCAGATCAATTATTGCATTTAAAAGCAACAAGTGGTTCACAAGTATTACTTCAGAGAACTTCTGCTGATACAAGTAGTATTTTAGGAGCAATAAATTTTGGAGCATCAGATGGAGACGAATATTTAGCTACAATTATTTCTCAACATGATGGAGCAACAGATTCAGCGTATTTAGCATTTCAAACAGAAGCAACTGGTGGTGCTAAAACTGAACGCATGAGAATCACTTCTGCTGGTAAGGTTGGCATTGGAACTAACTCTCCCTCAAAAGGTCTATCAATCGAAAGTGCAAATAGTGGTGAAGGCATTACAATGAAATCAACAGCTACTGAAGGTGATGTCCAAATGAACTTTTTTGCTGATAATGGGGATCATTTTTGGACAATGGGCGTAGATGGAACTGTAGATAAATTTGTAATAGACAATAGCTCTTTAAATGGAACTCATTTTGTAATATTAGATTCTGGAAACACAGGTATTGGACATTCTGCTCCAGCAACTACTATGCACGTTGTTACTACAGATGGAATAACAGTTAGTGATACTGCAACAGATAATACAAATCCAACTACAGCAGATGGAACAACAGATAAGCATTTAACAATACAGCGTTCTGCTATTCGCTCTCATGCACCTACTAATGCTAATTCTAATTTAAATATTGGAATGAAAGGTGGTAACGATATTGGTGCTGGTGCGATAATATTTCAAACAGGCAATACTGAAGATGAAAGGATGCGTATTGAAAAATCTGGAACAATAGAGCATATTGGTGCATTAACTCAACGTTTATATGTTAAACATATGCACTCAGATGGTACAACTTTATCAGGTTGGGTAGGAACTGGAAGTGCTTTGGGAAGTGCTGGAAATACTGATTTGATGTTAAGAGCTAATAACTCTATTTATTTTACTGTAAATAATAGTGGTACTTCTGCCAATACTCGATTAATTCTCGATGACAACTCCAGAATTTCACTAAGTAATAATGATGGTGGTTCAGACAATACTGTTTTTGGAGGGTTAGCTGGTAATGCACTTACTACAAATGGTGATGAAAATGTTTTGATCGGGCATGAAGCTGGTAATGATATGACTACAGGAGAAAGAAATGTGGTTATTGGCTATCAAGCTGGTGATAGAATGACAATATCCACAAGAAGTGTAGCCATTGGATATGGAGCATTAGGAACAGAAGATGTTGGAGATAGGTCGATTGCTATAGGTTTTAATGCTTTACATTCTCAAAATTCTGATTCAAACAACGAAACAACAGGTAATGTAGGAATTGGAGTAGAGGCTGGATTCTACAACCAAACAGGACAGTATAACACTCTTATTGGAACTGGTGCTGGTTTAGGAGCAAGTGGGCAAAGTAATAACAATAATACAGCAGTTGGATATTCTGCATTAAACGTTGTTACTACAGGAAGCCATAATGTTGTTATAGGGAAAAATAGTGGAGATGCTGTTACAGATGGCTCATATAATGTTTTTATGGGTTACTTTGCAGGTTCAACTACAACTTCGGCTGAAAGAACAATCGCTATCGGATCAGAAGCCTTAGAAACAGGAAATCATACTCATACAGGAACTATTGCTATTGGAAGTAAATCTTTGCAAAGATTAGTTTCGGGAAGTGGTAATACATCAGTTGGCTACTTATCATCAACAAATTTAGTAGAAGGAAACTACAATACAGTATTGGGAGAAAAGGCTTTTGATGCTGGTCAAGAAGATTCTCAATGTGTAGCTATTGGATATGAAGCCTTAACAAATGCTGATGTAAGTGATACAGGAAGTGCAGTATCTACTCATAATACAGCAGTTGGATATGCTTCGGGCGACGTAGTAACTACAGGAACAAAAAATACTTTAATTGGAAGTGCAACCGATCCATCATCAAATGCTGGTACTAATCAAACAGTAATTGGATTTAGTGCAACAGGAGTAGCAGATAATTCAGTAACTCTTGGTGATGCAGATGTAACTGCTGTTTATATGGCAGAAGATAGTGGTGCTACAATTTACGCTAGTAATGGAGTTTTTATTGATGATACACCTTTTATTACAGTAAGAGATTCAAGTTCTTATTCTGCTGGTACAGGTGGCGGGATAGCCCTTCAAGGATTAGATAGTGATGAAAATCTTAAACAATTTAGTTCAATTCAAGGATATTCAATAGGTAGTAATAATGGTGGTCTTGCAATTTATACTCGTGATGCTGGTTCAAATAATTTAGCTGTTATAGTTGATAATAATAGAGCAGTAAAACCTGGAGCAGATAGTGCTTATGACTTAGGCACAAGTTCTTTGACTTGGAGAAACATTTTTGTTGAAAATATAAAATTCCCAGGTACACAAGTTGCAAGTGCAGATGCAAATACTCTGGATGACTACGAAGAAGGTACATGGACACCAGCTTTTCCAGCAAACACATTAACAGGAACTCTACAAGGCACTTATACAAAAGTAGGTGATTTGGTAACAGTATTTTTTAATGGTCAATCTTTGGATTATGATGGCTCTGGAAATTCAAACATAATAATTACAGGCTTACCATTCACAACTGCTAGTTCTGATATGGGTGTTGTATTTACAAGTAGTGTAGCATATTGGGCAGTAAATATTACAGGAACAGGAGTTATACAAGGATATGTAGCATCAAATACTTCACAAATTGAGTTATTTGAGGCTGTGGATAATGGAGCAATGACATCGGTAAAAGAAGATCAATTTAGCACAAGTTCTGGAAGTGCTTTAAGATTCACACTTCAATATAAAGTTTAATTGGATAATTAAAAAGGAAAAATAATATGGCTTTATCAAAAGTAGAAAAAGATGATTATGAAGTAAGAGGTGAGTGGAAACATATTCAGATTCGTACTAAAACATCAATAATGGAAGATGGAAAACAAATTTCATATAAATATAGTAGAAGAGTATTAAATCCAGACATGGATGTATCTGGAGAGTCAGCGGAAATACAGGCTTTAGCTAATGCTTTGTGGACAGATGAAGTGAAGAAAGCTTATGAAGATAGTAAGAAAGAAGATTAATTAACAAACAAGGAGTCAATAATGGCTAAAAAAGAAAAAGAAAAAAAGCCAGTTCTTAACTTCGATGACAAAGAATATGTTATTGAGGATATGACTGATGAACAAAAATCAATGCTTAACCACATAAACGATCTACAAAATAAGATGAATACCAATCAGTTTATGGCAGATCAATTAGCTGTAGGTAAAGAAGCGTTTATTGGAATGTTAAGAGAATCATTAAACAAGGAAGAAGAAGCCGAGTAATGATTGTAAGACGATGTGCCTATGACCACGATATAGTCATACATAAAAATAATAAACCAAACATGGTAAAGACTATTGAGCTAAGTGATGGTACTCTAACCACTATTACTTACCCCAATGCTTACAATTATTTTTTAGTGGTTGATGGTGAAATTGTTAAAAAGTCAAATTCCTTTTCAACAATAGAAAACGCTTATGTGGCTAAGTGTGCAGAAGTGCATGACGATGGTCATGGGTGCATTGATATAATTAGACATAAACTAGTAAACAATAAGGTAGTGGATAGATGAGATCACCAATATCTAAATTAGTAGAGTGGCAAATAAAAACAGGACAACTTGATGGTTGGACTGCTTATCATTTAGGAGCAGGAGCTTTTTTCTGCAAAATATTCCAATGGCTAAATTGGAGTGATTTATGGTGTGTTTTAGGTGTTTTGATACTTGGTATAGCTTGGGAGATTTTCGAGTGGATAGTAGAGGATTATAAGCCTTATGGCACTAAAAAAATATGGGCATACAATACAATGGCTGATATAGTTGTAGAAACTGGTATAGCTTGGTGGATGGTGCTATGAACAAAGTAATTAAAACATTGAAGAACGGAGATTTTGAAGTTGTTAGTACGAGTTATGATATTCCTGTTAAGTATATTGACAGTACAAAGTTGTGGAAGTCAAGGTTGGATAGTCGCAAATATACCTCTCACACCACAGGATACAGTTATAAATACAGTTTTTATCGAGATAGTGGATGCTGATTCTGTGGTTCATTGGTTTCATGGCAATATCAGCGATTATAGTAATTGGTGTTATAGGCATGAGCAACTGGAAGAAGTAAGGATTAAATGATGGGTGTGGCAGAAATAATTGAATTATATGGACAGCTAGGAGCAATGGGAATAATGACCATTGGGTTTTTATTCCTGCTTAACAATTTAGTCAGATCGCAGAAAGATCAATCAGAAGATTTAGATGTAATTAAACAAGATATATCAAAAATGCAAACAGAGATAAATTCCGTTTATTCAATATGTGTAAAATTAATTGACTCTATTAATGGTTTTAAAGGAAGTATTAATGATAAAATGGATCGTAGACATGAAGCTATGATGAAAGAATTAGATGATTTAAGTGATAAAATTAGTTATATGTCTGGAAGAATAAATGGTGGGGGTAAACATTAATGGATAGTTTAAAAGTTGCTTCAATAAGCTTTGCAAATTATGGAGCTTATTTAGCTGAAATTAACTTACTATTACAATGTATCGTAGCAATAATGAGTATAATATACTTAGGAATAAAAATAAAAGGAAAAAAGTAATGGACATTAAATCAATGTTAGTAAAGGTTGCTGAAGAGCAAGCAGATAAAATGAAAGAACAAGCTGTAGGCTACACCCAATCAGAAGAGTTTGCAGGTAAAATGGCTCAGTTAATGAATGATAAAATAAACATTCCATTTGTAAAAGAAGAGAAAGAAGGCGAACTATTTAAAGAGTTTGCTGAAGTAGTACAAGATTTAATTGCAGGTATATTTAAAAAGTAATGCCTAAGAAACGTGATCCAAGATTAGCTAGGTATGGACTAAAAGGGTACAATAAGCCGAAGCGTACTCCTAATCATCCTAAGAAATCTCATGTAGTTCTTGCAAAGGTTGGCAGTAAAGTCAAACTTATTAGGTTTGGTCAGCAAGGTGCTAAAACAGCAGGTAAACCTAAAAAAGGTGAATCTGCTAGAATGAAAGCAAAACGTAGATCATTTAAAGCTAGGCATCGTAAGAACATAGCAAGAGGTAAAATGTCAGGCAGTTACTGGGCAAATAAGGTGAAGTGGTAATGCCTAGAAAAAAGAGACGAAAATCAACAGTAAATAAAGCAGGTAACTATACAAAACCTGCTATGAGAAAAAGACTTTTTTATAGAATTAAAGCAGGTAGCAAGGGCGGAAGAGCAGGGCAATGGTCTGCCAGAAAAGCTCAAATGCTTGCTAGGGCATATAAAAAAGCTGGAGGAGGTTATAGATAATGCCATTAAAGTCACCTCAAAAGAGTTTAAAGAAATGGACAAAGCAAAAATGGGGATATGTAACTAAGAGTGATGCAAAAAAACCAAGAAGAAAAAGGGGGCGTTACCTACCTGAATCAGTTAGGAAAAGTCTCAGTCCAAGCGAAAAGGCTTATACAAACAGGCAAAAGAGAAAAGCTTCTGCCAAAGGTAAGCAACGAGCAAAGTACAGTAAAAAAGTAGCAAAACGAGTAAGGAGATCATAATGCCAAAGGGAAAAGGATATGGCTTCGGAAAAGCAAAGCCAAAGAAAAAACGTAAGATGATAAAGAAGGGAAAGAAGAAGTAATGTATAAGTTCGGTAGACGGAGTCGAGAAAGACTCAAAGGGGTGGATGTTAGACTGGTAAATGTGTTAAATGAATTAATTAAAATGATGGATGTTACTATTATTGAAGGACTCCGTTCTGCTGAACGTCAAGAAGAACTTTTAGCAAAGGGAGCTACTAAAGTAAAGTACTCTAAGCATATGGAAGGTAAGGCAGTTGATTTAGCACCATACCCAATAGACTGGGAAGATAGAGATGGCTTTTACTATATGGGTGGAATGATTCGTGGTATAGCTAAACAAATGGGAGTGGACATAAGATTTGGTGGAGACTGGGATAGCGATGGAAACACTAGAGATAATAATTTTGATGATTTAGTTCATATAGAGATAAAAAGTTAAACATTACCCTTGTATTAAAAAGATTTATAACATAAGTTAGGAACAATATGGCATACTGTACTAATAGAGATTTAAAAGATGTATTTCCATCAATAGATGAATTTGACACTAAAACCCCTCTGTATGGATGGGTTGAGCTTTTTTCACATGGTGGATATAAATTATATGAAACCTTCAATGCTGGTTTAGTTACTAACTTATATCAAGATGGTGAAGATCTAACTCCATATAATAAAGTAGAAAGCTACTCAGATTCTACTGCAAATACTGATGAAGCTGTTGATATTATAGAAACAGCAATAGATGTAACTGATAGTAGTGTATTTGGATATGGAGATATTATAAAGGTAGATGATGAAAAAATGTTAGTTACGAACATATCTTCAAATACCTTAACAGTAAAAAGAGGTTTCTTAGGCACAACTACAGCTACTCATAATACTGGAGTTGATGTTTATATTGGGGTAGAGTGGTCAGAGCCAAAGCAATGGCTGTATAGTGGAGGTAATGATTCTGTATTGCTTTATGAAGCTAATGCAGTAAACCCAAATGATCACTTATTGGAGTCTGGTGAAGATTGGGAAACGTTAAGGACACGATATATATCCAATGCCGAAAAGTACCTTGATTCTAGGTTAGATGGTAGGCTACCCCGAAAACAGTTCAAAGACAAAGATGGTAACTATGATTACTCTATAGTAAGAACAACTGCATTAATTGCTTGTTATTTTCTTATTAGAGCAAGTGATCCTACATCTGAAGTAGGTAATGCTTTATTTGAAGAAGCAGAAAGAAACATACTATCGTTAAATGATGGTAGTACTAAGTTGTCTTGGCAAGTTTCAGGTGACGCTAGTAAAGGAGTAATTAGACAAGTATCCGTAAGTGGTGCTATTAACATAGTAGACACAAGAGGTCACTACTATGA